GTGGAATTAATATATCGGTAAGATATTAAACTTTTTCTGTGCGGCACGATGCGAGCCAAGGACGCGAACATTCGCCAATCCTTGATCGACAAAGTCGGGCCGCAGGGAACAAAAGCCCAGCCGGGGCCAACATACGGCATCAAATCCCATTCGTGGGCGGCACTCGCTGTGGCCGTATATGCAGCGAACAACAAAAAGGAAAATAGAAAATGAAAATAACAAAAGGAAAACAAACACGCGCCCAGCGCGTAGTCATCTACGGCGTCGAATCCGTAGGCAAAAGCACATTCGCGGCCAAGTTCCCCAAGCCGCTATTCTTGGACATCGAGCAAGGCACGTCACATCTTGACGTTGACCGCTGTGAGATCGGCAGCTGGAAACAATTAACGGACGCATTGGCTGAAGCCAAGGCGACCGATTACAAAACCATCGTCGTAGACTCGGCAGATTGGGCAGAACGCCTGTGCGTTGAAGACCTACTTGCCAGCACCAAGAAGACTAGCATTGAGGACTTTGGTTTCGGTAAAGGATGGGTGATGATCGCGGAAAGAATGAGTCGGATGCTGTCATCCATCGATCAACTCATTGACGCCGGCAAGAATGTCGTGATGATCGCGCACTCAAAAATAGTGCGCTTCGAAGCACCAGATGCGCTCGCCGCATACGACCGATACGAACTGAAACTAAGCAAGCAAAGCTCGCCACTACTCAAGGAGTTCGCTGACGAGCTTTGGTTCTTGCGGTTCAAAACCAAAGTCAGCACAAGCGAGACCGGCAAAGGAAAGGGCATCGGCGGAAAGGAACGAATCTTGTTGACCACGCATTCGGCAGCCTACGATGCTAAGACGCGATCCGGACTTGCGGAGGAACTCCCGCTAGAATGGGCATCGGTCGCGCATCTATTCGAGGCCGTTGCAACGCCGAAGCATATCGTTGAAGCCGACGAAATGGTCGGATGGCAAGCACGGCTCGCAGAGAATGAAGGCGCGGTTAACCAGTTCTTGCTCGGGCGCGGCGTCCTTACGAGCGAGCAGACGTGGCGCGATTGCGCCCCAGAGTACCTAGAGCGCGTTGCGCTTCGCGTCGATCAGTTCGTGAATACGGCGATCGAGTGGAGGGCCGCAAACAAATGAGCAAGGAAATCTCACCATCCTCTCTGCCCAAACTTGCCGAATGCGCTCTCTTCGAGGGTGCAAACGGAACGAGTTCAGCGGCGGAGCGCGGAACAGCGATTGACGTTGCGATCCGCAACTTAATATCGGCAGAATATGACGTAGCAATAGTTAGCGAAGACGCAGGAGCTATTGCTTACGGCGTTGATGAACTGACACGCCTAGCGAAAGGATCGTTCATCGAGACTCGCGAAGAGTATCTAGCAATGGCAGTCCCTGGGCTCTCGAAGCTCGGCACAGCGGACGCAGTCTGCAAGGCCGAGAAGTGGGTTGCGGATATTAAAACGGGTCAAGTGCGCAACTACCGCGAGCAACTCGCGGCCTACGCATTGGCGTGCATGGAAGATAACTTTGAAATGTCTTGGACTGCTCATGTTATCTACGTCGATCAAAAACTAATTCGTAGCTATGATTTTACCTACGAAGAGGCCAAGCAAGGCACGCAGCGCACAATCGACCGAGCAACAATCGCGGAGGCGAAGCCGACGCCTTGCGAGTATTGCTCTTGGTGCAAACACTACAACAATTGCCACGCCATCGTGCGGCAGGCTGAGAGTGCCATCGCGCTCATTCCAGACATCAACGGCAACTCCATCGATGCGATCCGTCAGCGCATTCTTGCAACAGCGGAGAGTATGGGAGCATTTGCCAAAGAATGGAAGCTCGCAGAAAAGGAGATCGCGGAACCGGTGCTAGGTCACCTTAAAACAAGACTCGAAAACGGAGACGAAGTCCCCGGATGGAAGCTCACCAGTATGAGCGGACGCAAGTTCGTGGAGTGCGAAGCTATCGCTAAAGCCTCCGAAGGTATCACGAAGGAGACATTAATCTTAGCTTTAGGCGGTAAGATGTCAGAAAAGAGTTATCTGGAACTCTGCGCCAATAACGGCGTAGAGCCAGACCAAACAGCAATACAAACCGGAGCGCATTCGCTCCAACTCAGACAAACAAAAATAAAATAGAAAATACAAAATGCCAACATATACAGCAAACGAACCTAAACAGGCCGCGATTTATTACGTCGAGCCGGGCACATACGAAGTCGAAATCATCAAGGCGGTCGAGAAGACCAGCCAAGCAGGCAACCCAACGATAAAGCTCGATGTCGCCGTCCTTCTCGAAGGCGGCACGACAGGGCCGACAATGTGGGAGCATCTTACATTCACCGCCAAGGCAGGCTGGAAAGTTGATCAGGTGCTATCCAGCATCGGTCGTGCAGTAATACCAGGCGAAGACGTCACGGTGGAAGCGGAAGACCTTATCGGCGAAAAGGGCGTATGCCTTATCGGCGTCGAGGCAGGGCAGACCAACCCAGAACACCAATTCAACTGCATTGAGCGTTGGCTCTTCGGAGACGAGAAAGC